GGCCCGGCACCTGGAAAACGCTCAGCTCAAGACTGACACCCGTGGTGCTCGCCTGATGAAGGACGCGAGAGAGTCACCCCGGAAGATCGACCTGGCGGTGTGCAGTGTTATGGCGGTGGACCGGGCAGGCTACTGGCTACAGCAGGAGATTTTTGATGAACCCGTCTACACATGGAAAGACGAAGAAGGGGACGAGCATTCAACCCCGGTAAGTTCGATCGGTTTTGTCTATTGATGAATGAGGCAGCATGTCTTCTGATACACGTCCCGTTCCGCTGGAGACTAGCGAGGAATCGCTCACCTGGCGCGAGAAGCTGACCGTACTCCGTGCGAGGGCTATCCTTACCTGGACCGGCCACAAGAGCGCACGGATGACGCTGCTTCAGACTGCGGGCGCTGGGATGGCTCTGGTAGGTCTTGCCCTGTTTTTCTCCGCACCTATAGCCCTTATCGTCGGAGGTATTGGAGCCATTGTGGTGGCAGAAAGGCAGTAATCGATGACGCTCTTCAATGCGGGCTCCCGCGTGGAGCGTCGTTCCAGCGGGTTCGGTGGCACGAGCAACCCGTTTGAGAACCCTGCCGTTCCGCTAAGTTCTGTCGGCCTCGATGACGTGTTCATGGGAATGTCGTCCACCGATGCAGGTGAGGCTGTTACTCCCGGTAACTCGGTCATGCTCCCTACGGTGTACCGCTGTGTAGGACTGCTGAGCACCATTATCGCCGGATGCCCGCTCCGTACCTACCGTGACCCGGGCAAGGTAGAAGTCTTCCCGTCCATCCTGGACCGCAGCAACAACGATATGGTCTACACCCAGTACGAACTCTGGGAGCTGGTCATTTCCCACCTCTGCCTGTGGGGGAACGCATTCGTCCGCAAGCTCCGGAACCCGGAGACGGACATGATCGTGGACCTTCAGCCGATCCACCCGGAACGTGTGAACGTTAAGCGGGACGCAGCCGGTAACAAGATCTTCGAGATCAAGCGAACGGACCCCGAGACACTTCAGTTGCAGTCCGCTCAGCCGATCATTCTCACGGACTTCGAGATCATGCACATTCCTGGTCTGGGTTATGATGGCGTAAAGGGCCTGAGCCCCATTCAGCTAGCTGCCAGAACATTCGGCACGGCTATGGCGGGTGACAAGCTGGCTGCCAGGTTCTTCTCCAAGGGATCTATCCTCAGCGGTATCATCAAGGTCAGGGCGCCACTGGCGAACCAGGTACAGGCTGACGCTATCCGGTCCCGGTGGATTCAGCGCATGGGCGGTACCGCTAACGCGGGCGAGGTAGCCGTTATGGACGCTGCTACTGAGTTCCAGCCGTTGACTATCGAGCCTGATTCCATGCAGTTCCTTGAGTCACGAAGATGGCAGACCAACGAGATCGCCCGTATGTTCGGCATCCCGCCTCACCTTGTGGGTGACGTGGAGAAGTCAACCTCGTGGGGTACCGGTATCGAGACCCAGAACACCGGGTTCGTAAGTTACACAATCGCGGGCTGGACGAACAGAATCGAGCAGAGGGTCAGCCGGGAGGTTATCGCCATCCGGAAACAGTCCTGTGAGTTCGATCTTGATCGTCTGCTACGAGGCAGCATGTCAGAAAGGTTCGCCGCTTACACGCAAGGTATCTCAGCCGGATGGCTGACCAGAAACGAAGCGAGGGTGAAGGAAAACATGCAGCCTATCGATGGTCTGGATGAACCGATTCTAGCCCTCAACATGGGACCAGGAGACCTGGAGCACATGATTCCAGCTACGACCCAGCCAGCACCATCTACTGAACCAGCCCCGGGAGTCGGGGGCAATGGCATCGGAGGAAAACAGCAATGACCATGGAATACCGATACATGCGCAAGGCTGCTCCGAGCGCTGGAGAAGACAGAACCCTCACCGGACGCGCCTGGGTGTACGGGTCTCCCACACAGATCGGCAGAGGCCCTGCCGGTTTCCGGGAAACCATCAAAACTGGTGCTGGAAGGAAGAGCATTAACGATGGTGACATCGTTCTTCTGGACAATCATCAGACCCATCAGCCGTTGGCAAGAATGTCGGCTGGTACACTAGAGCTGAAAGATGGTCAAAACGGCGGTGACTGGGTTGCTACTCCCGCCGACACATCTTACGCCGATGACGTTATCAAGAACGTCAGGGCCAAGAACTACGGCGGCTGCTCATTCGGGTTCGAGGTCATCAAGGACAAGTGGACTGATGACGAGGGTAATACCGCCTCTCCCATGACCGGCACTCGCAGGGAGATCCTGGAAATGAAGGTCCACGAGATCTCCGTCTGCACATTCCCCGCCTACGGCGATACCTCGGTTTCTGCCCGTGATCAGATCCGGACAGCCAGAGGAGCCAAGGACGAGAGGGCCGCAGCAGCCACCTACTCCGATCTTTACACTTGCGGTGAATGCGGATCGCAGCAGGAGTACGGCTCGTTCTGCACTAGCTGCGGTGAGTCAATGTCACAGGACAAGACATCTTCTGGCGACTACTGCGCCTCATGCGGCGCCAAGATGGAAGACCGCGAGGAGCACGTGTGCGACGAGCTTCGTGCCTCGGGTGAAGAGAGCGAGAACCAGGACGAGTCGGAGGAAGACGAGGAGTCCCGCGACTCCAGCAAGCCATATGGTGACGTTACTTACGCTGACCCTGGCTACCAGGATGACAAGAAGAAGCGCTACCCACTAGATAACGAAAAGCACATAAAGGCCGCTTGGTCATATATCAACGCAGCCAAGAATGCAGCCAAGTACACGGCTCAGCAGCTCGCTAACATCAAGTCCAAGATCCGTGCCGCGCTGAAGAGGATTGGCGCCAAGGTTTCGGAAGCGAACATGGAAGAGTGGGAAGCACTTTGCGACTTCCGTGAAATGGTTGAAGGATACGACCCCGAGGGAGAAAACGAGCGTATGACTGACATTGGGGTGTACCCGACCAACGTGGTCAGGACCGAGGATGCCAACAAGCTGGCACAGGCCATCAAGGACGCCTCTAACCGCGAACAGCGTGTAGCGGCTATCGATCTGGCCATCGATCTCAGCCTGCCGGACCTGATTCCACCGCACTGGTCTTCTGCCGGTGACATTGGTGCAGGAGCCAACGACGACGCTCAGCGTGACATGGTAGCGATCTACGATCTCGCCATGCGGCTGACGCCGACCAGTACCGCTCTGGACATTATCAACCTGGCCGAGCCGTACCTGTCCCAGGAGACCATCGAGACCGCACGTGAGCAGGCTGAAGCTGAAGCCCAGAGGGCCGAGGAGAGCAAGCCTGAGCCGCTCACCATCGAGAGAATGCAGCGCACGCTGGACGAGGCTGTAGCCCGCCTGAACCAGCTTAGCTGATCTGGGGTACCCCGAGTACCCTCCACCAGTTGTATCCCCGCAGGCACCCGCTCAGGGCCGCACAGGGGCATCGTAGCTAAGACCACACGTACCGGAAGGACGCCGTGACATGTCACTCAGCGCAGACCAGATTCAGAAGCGTACTGAACGAATACGGACCCTGAAGATCAGTGGGCTCAACATCGCCCAGATTGCCGCAGCTACCGGGTACTCCCGCAAATATGTGAGTCACACTCTCAGCGGGCGGGAGACCTCAGGAAAGACGAAGCAGGAGTGGACCGGTGTGCTAGCCCGAACTCTCGGGCTTACCTCCGCCGAGGTAGACGCTCTGAGCAAGAAAACAGGACGCTTCACCGGTTCTTCCCGGCTTCCCGATGTGGACGGGTGTTACGTGTACTTTCTCGTTGGGGAAGGTGACACCTTGCTGTATATCGGTAAGAGCACTAATATCTACGCCCGATTGGGAAAGCATATGTCTGACCCAATAAAACGAGAACAAGTTCATCATGTGGAGTTTTTCCGATGTGAATCGGAAGATCACATGGATAGGGTTGAACGAATCCTAATTGAGGCCACTGGCCCAATATGGAATATAGTTCACAATTCGTAGAACGCCCGCCCTTGCAGTTCCAGGACCCGCAAGAGGGTTAGGTACCCGGCAGCCGCGATAGCACTCCGGGGAGAGTCCGATTCAACGAGGCACTGTCCCAAGAAGGAGTCTGGCTATGCCCAGAGTTATGTCACAGCGAGAGAGGTCCATCCGTGAGCACCGCGCGATGGTCTACGGCGGCATGAAGGAGCTGATGGAGAAGTTCAACGAGAACGGGGATCTCAGCGGCGAGGAGTCGGCTGAGTACGACCGTCGTGAGAAGGAGCTGCGGTCACTCGACACAGACCTTCGCAGGATCGTTGACTTCAACAAGCTCGAAGAGGGCCGCGAGAGCGGTGCCGAGACTGCTGGTCAGTCTCGTGACGAGTTCGAGACCAAGAGCAAGGAATCGCACGAACGTGCTTTCGGCTCTTACCTGCGTCATGGTATCGCCGGTCTGTCCGGCGAAGAGCGCCGTGCGCTGGTAGGCCTGGAACAGCGTGTTACGAACGACGCTAACGCCCTTTACACGGTGGGTGGCGCTTCTAACGCTGGTTTCCTGGTTCCGCAGGGCTTCTGGGCCAACCTCCAGGTTGCGCTGAAGCAGTTCGGTGGTCTTCTGAACGTGGCCAAGATCGTGGAAACCTCAACCGGTAACCCGATGCCGTGGCCGACCGTTGACCCGACCGGTATTGTCGGTAACTACGTGGGTGCTCAGGGTACTCAGCTCGGGTTCCAGGACTACGTGCTGGGCCAGGGCATGATGAACGCCTGGACGATCACTTCCAACGTCGCGCTAGCGTCTGTCGAAGCAATTAACGACAGCGCGTTCGACGTGGAGACCTTCGTCCGCGAGCGTATCGGTGAGAGCATTGGCCGCTTCGTCGCTTCCGAGCTTCATATCGGTACCGGTTCATCAGCGCTTCTGGGCCTGAAGACCGCGCTTACCGCATACGGTGTCAAGACCGGCCCGGCAGGTGGCGTTTACCAGCCGACCGCAGCCGGTACCGTGACCACCATTGGTCACGTTGGCACCCCGCTGAACAAGCTGTCAGGTGCAACCCCTGGCTTCGATGATGTTATCGCCATGACCGCAAAGGTGGACCCGGCATACCGTGCCAGCGGTCGCTGCACCTGGGTCATGAACGACAACACCCAGTGGAAGATCCGTGGTATTACCGACCAGCAGGGTCACCCACTGTGGCAGCCGAACGTTCAGCTTGGCGGAGATGACCGCATCTACGGTTACCCGGTCCTGATCGACCAGAACATCGGTGACATCTCTACCACGGCCAACGCTGATGGCGGTATGTACTTCGGTGACTTCCAGACCTGCATGGTTGTCCGTCAGGTCAACCAGGCCGGTGTCATGAGGCTGGACGAGCGTTACGCTGACTTCCTACAGGTTGGTTTCCTGGGCTTCGTCCGTATGGACGCCAGGAGCAACGACCTGCGTTCAGTCGCTATGTACCGCGCACCAGCTAGCTGATCTTGGAGTGGGCCGGGGTGGAAATGCCTCGTCCGCTTCGGCCCACTTCTTAGCTCCGTTTGTGAGGGGGTGACGAGGTGAACATCGTTACGCTGGACGAGGTACGATCACATCTTCGTTACCCCATCGCAAACACACAGGATGACCCGGGACTCCAGTTCCACATCGACGCGGCTGATGACGCTATCCGCAAGGAATGCGGCGAGATTCTCCCGCGTACCTACGATGATGTTTACGATGGTGGGCAGTCTGCCATCTGGCTGAACAAGGTACCGATCATCAGTATCGAGGGCGTCCTGGAAAACTGGGGATTCGCCAGCTACGAGCTGGATAACGTTCAGCCGAACAGCACAGGCGCTGGATCCATGTTCGCGTACTCGATCGACAACGACGAGACCGGCGAGATCACCAGACGTACAGCGGGTAACATCGTTATCCCGTTTATGCGGGGAAAGTCAAACATCCGTGTTACCTGGACAGCCGGAAGACTGCCGGTACCACCGCTGATCAAGCTGGCGGAGCTGGAACTGATCGCTTACTGGTGGCAGAACTCCCAGCAGCGAGCCAGCCAGCAATCTTCACAGTACGGTTTCGGGGCAGCCGACCAGGGCGAGGTACGTTCCGGTCCAGAGGCGGGAATACAGTCGATCAACATCGGTATTCCCTGGCGTATTATAGAAATGATCAAGGCATACCGATCCGGGCCGATCATAGGATAATGGAGAACCCAAATGGCTCTAGCTGTCGTTCCTTCCGCGCTACCGGCGCCGAAGAAGAACTCTCACTACCAGGTCTTCCTGACCACAACTGGTGGAACCCTGCCGATTAGCTGGGCTGTTACATCGGGAGCCCTTCCTGGATTCCTGACCTTGAGGCGTACCAGTGACAATCAGGCTGTGGTAGAAGGTCATGTCCCGGCCACACTGAACGCGGGCACCTTCACGGCCACCATTACCGCTACCGACTCTGCCGGTACCCCGCTGACTGCGACCTGTGTGAGCACTTCCATTGCCCTGGGCGTGGATGGTCCTGACTCACAGGGCTATCACGGCACAGAGGCCAACAGAACCACCGTAGTCACTATCGATCAGTTCCGGGCCGGGCAGCTTACCCCGGCCGACTTGATCGCACGCATGTGGCCTCTCACCGGTCCCTCACAGAATAGCTGACAGGAGTTTTACCCATGACAGAGCGAAAGACCACTTCGGCCGCAGCCAAGAGCGACAAGGCTAACGACGAGGAAGACAGTTCTCGTCTGGACAATGACGGTGCTCCTGCACAGCAGTCACGCCGGTCAGCGGCCAGGGACGAGAAGAAGGATGCACCCGACAAGGACAAGCACCCCACTCAGGCTCGTCAGGAAGCAGAGCAAGAGAAGCGTAACCAGGAGCAGGCACTCTCCAGCGAGACCCCGGCCAGTGATCCCAGCCCGCACCCGCAGGCTTCCGATTCGGCCAACCTCGTGGATCAGCCAGGAAGGGCGCACACGTTGTCATACGACGAAGAGACCGGCGAGTCAGCTTCCCTGGGCGAGCGCCTGAAGGCGGCTCGTGACACCGAACAGCTAGAGATCCGCCCGAAGACCCATCCGGGTTTCAGCTCTGACCACCCGAACGCGGGCTATGACGTAGCGCTTGAGCTGCGTACGCAGTGGCCTGGTATCAAGCTGGGTGACGACGAGGAGCCTGACAAGGCTGCCGCAGCCGACAAGAAGTGAGGCCGTAAATGCCTGATATTGTCTACGCATCCGTCAAGTTCCCTGCGGGGTTTGTGGGTGTTCCGTATGAGGCAGCCATCGGCTATACCGGTGCAGCAACGGCAATCACCGCAGCGACCGTAGCGACCGGTGCTCTTCCTAACGGACTGGTTGTCAACGCTACCGACCATGTAAGGATCACGGGAACTCCCACAGTGGCGGGTACCTTCACCTTCACTCTTTCCATGACTGACACCGCAGGCGCGGTGACATCGGGATCTTACACGATCACCATTGCCCCTGCCGTTCAGGAACCTCCCGCCGCCAGAACACTGAACGACCATCTCAGGATTCAGTGGCCTTCCTACGGATTCTGATCACTGAACAGGGGCGAGTATGAGCAGTGTAGCCGCAATAGCCACCCAGTATTTCCTGGGTCTGGCCAGAGCCACCTTGCAGGATGACGCCTTTGTGATCCTGCACAAGAGCCGGGGAGATCTGGTTTACACCGCGCCTATCACGCTCGAAGTGTACGGGTTCACCGGCAGGCAGGATCCGGCAGAGCTTAGCCCGCAGGCCCGTCGTGAGGAAAACTTCGACATTCCCTGCTGCATATCAAGCTTCCAGGGCGACAGTGATCTGGAGTCACGGATGACGGAAGCACAAGCAGCCTGGGCGCTACTGAGTGTAGCAGTAGGGAATGACTACACACTCGGGCACACAGTCCGCTGGGCTCAGATGACGGAGTACACGTTCATTCCGGAAACGGATGTCAACGGCATGTCACTTGGGTCGGTGGAATTCAAGGTCAACTGCCAGCAGAGAATCGATTCGCTGACGTAAGAAGGAAGATACACATGGAACTCGTCTGCATCCAGGAGTTCGGCAGCCACAAGGTTGGCGATGTCGTAGAGCTTCCTGACGACGCTGAATTCAGCCCGCTGTACTTCGCTGAAAAGCCGAAGGAAGAGGAAGCCGAGAAGGCTCCTAAGGCCCGCAGGCGCCCGGCTAACGCTTCTGACGAGGCTACGGGCACTGACACCGGTAACGACAAGGAGAACGACTAATGGCTATCGGTTCAGGTATTGCCTCACAGCTCGTCTACCAGGACGAAGTTACTTATGGGGTAGCGCCTTCCTTTGCTTCAGCTATCCCTCTTGAATTCAAGAGCGAGACGCTGGAACTGAAGAAGACTACCGTGCAGGGTCAGGGCCTCCACGGCGGTGGCCTGTATGACCGTGCTGGCCGTCGTGTGCTGACCAACTACGACGCTGGTGGCGGTATCTCCCTTGACCTCCAGACCAGGCGCCTTAACAAGCTCCTGTTCGCCATGCTGGGCTCCTATGGTCAGTCGCTAGCGACCCTTACCCAGATCGGTACTACGACCGTTCAGAAGGCTGTTCACGCGCCGGGTAACCTGGGTGGTCACTCTCTCAGCTTCCAGAAGGGTATCCCGACCACTGACGGTACGGTCATGCCGTTCACCTATGTTGGGTGCAAGATCTCTGACTGGACTATCTCGGTAGCCACTGGTGCGCTGGCCTCTCTCGATCTGACCGTTGACGGCAGGAACGAGCTTGGTGGTGCCGGTAACGCTGACCCGCTGAACGGTTCCGTACCGACGCTGGCCACGTTCACCACAACTCCCGGTATGGACATCTTCCACTTCCGTGAGGCTAACCTGCTGACTGGTACCCCGTCTACTACGACTGGTGTTACGTCCCTGGCGGGCGCGACCACGCTGGCGAACATTAAGGACGCGAGCATCAAGCACACGCTCGCCTTTGATGACACTCGTTACTTCCTGGGTGGCGGTGGCTTCGCTGCCGAGCCGATTGAGAACGGGTTCCGCTCTATCACCGGATCGTTCACTGCTGAATGGCTGTCAGCAGCCACCATGTATAACGCATTTGCTGGTGACACTGCGCTGGCCCTTGAGCTGAAGTTCACTGGTCCGACCGTGGGTACTTCTGGTGGCGCCCCTGAACTGCTCGACATCCTGATCCCGAACATCAAGCTGGACGCTGAGTCACCCAAGGCTGGTGGCCCCGCGCTGGTAACCCAGGCTGTTGCCTGGACGGGCCTAGACGATGAGGTCAACAACCAGATTCAGATAACGTACCAGTCACTCGACACAGTTTGATCTGGAGGATCAATGGCCGTCGCGCTACCAGCAGCAACACTTAACATCAGCACGAGCTTCACTACCCCGGCTCAGCTACCTGCGTCCGAGAACTCCATCGCCGCT